GCTTGTTATCGACGACGAAGTCTGATAACACAGTGGGGTAACACGGGTGGGCTTGGCCCACCTCGCATCCACAAAGTTTTGTAACAACGGTGGGCTACGCTCACCGGCAAACAGAAGATAACTCAGTTATCAGGTTGCTGTTTGTACGGTTACACCGGATACAACTAGGTGCACAGAAGATACGTCTCTGTGTATCACAAGACAATAACGAAATGCTAAATAATGGCAACTGATCCTCGTTACATGTCGTTCGACCATAAGTATGTTGAGACGGTTACTGTCACCGACAGCACCGCTCTCGCTAATGGTATCGAACGCTGCCGCTTTGTGAAGCGAAGCGGTGCATACCCTGTCGCTGGTGGCTATGCCGCTGGCGTCAATGTGTACAAGATCTATGGTCAAGGCGAACTGACCGACAAGGGCTACCAAGTCGAAGACGCTACCCTGACCGCACTGACCGGCACCCTGTCTATCGCCACCACTGGTGTTGTGACCGGCTCTGGTACCAACTTTGATCCCGAACTCAACGTTGGCGACACCATCAAGATTGGTGCGCAACTGTTCCGGGTTATGACCCGTACCAGCGATACCGCTGCCACTGTGCTGCCTGCACCGGCTACCGCCATTAGTGGTGGTACCGCCTATATCTGGCCTGGCACTTATGAGGGGCAGTCTAATCCCTCCACCACCCCCAGCAAGCCTGGCGTATTCCCTTATCAGGGTCTGATGAGCGTGGTGACCACGGGTATCGCGATCGTCGAAGTGGACGCCACTTCCACCTTTGCTGTGGACGACGCTGTGTACGCGAGTGCTGCTGGTGCTGCTTCTAGCACTGCTGGAGCTGGTCTGATTCTCGGTCGTTCCCTGGACGTCATCGGTACTGCCGGTGCTGGCCAATATATCCGAGTGAAACTCGGTAACGAAGCTGGTTCTTGAGAATAGGAGAGTAACTAATTATGATGAATCTCGATCAGGTTAGAATCATAGATCCGATTCTAACCCAATTGGCTCAGGGATACAAAAATTCAGAAGGCGTAGCTACTTTCTTTGCTCCTGCCGTAAGCATGTCTGTCCGTGCTGGTCGTACTCTTACCTTCGGGAAGGAGGCCTTTGCAGCTCAGTCGTTCTTGCGTGCACCTGGTACCAACATTCAGAAAATCTCGAATGAATTCGGTACCCGGAGCTTCTCGCTTCGTCAAGAAGCGATTAGCTGGCAGATCGCTGAAGAAATTGCGGCGGAAGCGAAAAACGGAGCCGCCGCTATCGATCTTCGCGCCTATGCCGCCAAAGACGCTGCAAACCGTCTCATGCAGAGCTGGGAAGTACAAGTAGCCGAAAAAGTACTTGATGTGACCCAATATGAGTCCGGCAATGTCCTCGATCTCGCCACCTATAATAGTGGCGCTGATCAGTTCAACAGCCCGACTTCCGACGTTGAGGTTCTTATTGATGATATGAAAGAGCAAGTGCGTTCGCAATGCTCCGTGTATCCGAATAAGATGGTTATTTCTCCTGATGCGTTTAATGCCCTGAAGCGTAATAAGCGTATTCGTGACTTCATGCAGCGCGGTGTGCTGGTGAACGAGAAGACCCTCGCCGAGATCTTTGGTCTTGACGAAATTCGCGTTGCTCGTCGTCTCAAACTCAATCAAGAGACTGGTGAACTTGAGAATATCTATAACAACGTAGCTGTTCTTTTCTATCACCCCAGCGGTGCAACTGATGGTTTCACCCCTGCCCTTGATGCTAACTACGGCGTGCCCGCCTTTGCGTATACCTATACTCTTGCCGGTTATCCTATTTCAACGCCAGAGCGTGAACGTTAATGCGCTCTATAAACTGGGTGAATTTCTGGGAAACCCTGTTATCTACAGGACAATCAGAAGCCAAGCCGGAGGTGGGCTTAGTTCCTCCGGAAGGTTCAACGACTAGACAGTGAGTCCCAACAATAATCTGTCCACGAGTGCCCAGCCCAAGAATAACGTTATTCTTGGTGATGATATAGTCTGAACTACATGGTAACATGTAGAAGTAAAGGATAAAGAGCCTTTACGATAACATAATTGTTTAACATGGACCGCCGAGTATTTGAGGGTGACATTTTGGTCGAACGTTCATTTGAGCTAGTCGGCCTCGGATCTACCTCTAGAGCCGGCGCTGGTGCCGTGTTCCTCAATCCAGTTGGTGCAGCCTGATCCGTGCTATACTGATTCAGGTTTCTTCTCCCGTCCCGCCCTTAAAGGCGGGCTTTTTTATTGGTTGTGTATTTTCCATCCCTTGTGTTGAGATATTTTACCATTTTTCAATAAACTAAGAGCGGAAGAAGCTAATTTTTGATCTGGAAACATCTCAATAAGTTCAGGGACAGTTGCGTTTAAAACTACCCCATGCGCATCATGCACCCAGTTTAACTTTTTAGGTCCATAAATAAAACCATTACAGTTATTGTTTAGTACTTTCCATTTCTTATGGTGGGACCTTTTTCCATTCATGACCATCTGGAGATTTCCACGATTAAGCTCAGGAAAAATTTTAATCAAATCTCGGACTGATGTATTTTCGTAAACTCCATAGTCAGGATGTTCCCAGGTACAAAGTCTCTTATTTGATTCTGGTACAGGTCTTACTGGGATATGCTTATTTTTCAATAATTTCCACCCTTTAGAGGAAATCTGAAGCTCAGAAACAACATTACTTAAGCTAAAATATTTTAATTTTTGATCCGGATATTTTTCTATAAGCTCCTTAATTGATAGAGATAACTGATCACCATAATCCGCATGAGTCCAATCATGAAGTTTAGTACCAGGGTGATTTCTACCTGATACACCTCTAGACTTAGCACTCTCCGACATCTTTTTTCTAGTTTTGCTTGAAAAAATAATGTCATGTGACCCTCTGCCCCCAGAGGATTTGTTAAGTAGTATTCCATCTTTGTCAATGCCCTTTCTACCGTATCTTTTGATCAATTTTTTCTCTAACTCGTATGCAGTATCTTCATCCAAGTTTTTATAGAGAATTAAAACCCTATCAGGGGGTGGCATTGGACACGGTCTACCGCCTTTTTTGTAAGGTCTATTTGGCCTACCTTTGCCGATATAGTAGGGAGTCCAATTTTCCCTGTAATACCCATACACAACAAAATTTTTATCTGCACAAGGCTTCGACATAACAGCAATCCGAAACACTAGACTATCTTACCATGCCTTCAACGCCACCGTTGAAAGCTATAAGGAAGCAGTGTTCTAAAAAATGGCCTCTTACACTCCACCACCTGACTCTGAAGGAGTTGCCAACAACTGTAACCCCGCCACAGTTTCATATTTCATCGAAATATTTGGGTATAACGAAGCCTTGGAACTTTCTAGACTTGAAGATCCTACGGCTAATACTATAAACTACAATAGAATACAACTGGCCTTAAATGACGCAGCGGTACTTATCAATAATTTCATAGAAACTGCCCCAATACAAGGAAAGATTTTAATAGCAGGATCGTATCGTAGAAGCCAGGCCATTTTAGCACGCTGGTACCTTGATACTCTACGCCCTCGACAACAGGTTGTAGATGCGGCAGAGGCTGCACTTCGTCAACTCGACCTCTGGGCAGCCAAAGAATCACCCTCCAGCGGCCTGAAGTGGCAAGAAGCCTACCGGTACTGGAACAGCGCATGTGCGATGACGATGTCCAGCACGCAGCGGGATAGGGCGTTTACCGATGCATCGCTGGCACGGTGGGAAATGCGGTGGGGTACTAATAACCGTTGGAATCCGTTCAAACGCAAAGCGGCCCCGGTCATTAATAGTGTCGCGCAGCGCGAGCCTAGCGGTTCGTTGGATAGGCAGAACGTGACGTTGATAGGTGATAGCACGCTTGAGGTCAATCAGCTATTTGATAGCTTGGAAACCACCCGAGACGTCGCCAGCTTTGCTGACACCCAGAACGCGGCCACGCCGGTCGAAGGCGACGTACTGGTTGTTGAGAATACGGACGGCGATATCACCACTTATGATGGAGGCCTGCAGGAGGCCGATACCTTCTGATGCTTTGATTTTCAGCTACTCAATTTTGTAACACTCCCCCAACACTATGTGGACTTCTGACGCCAATCAAGTATATGGGTACGATCCCTTGAATCCCGGTATGCCCGGAGGATCGAGCCTGCTGACTATCGTGCCGAATACGGCCAGCGCAGCTTGCGGATACAATACCAGCGGATTGCAAGGTCTCACGCACTCCAGTTTCGGCGTATTCCCGGACAGCACGCAGTATAAGCAAACGGCTAGCGAATTACGCCAATATATCATCAACCTCGAAGCTACAAGGAAGTTACGTGACCTCGCTGACGTTAACTTTCAGCGCTCCCCTGAACCGGGTGACGTTCTGGCGTACAACTATACTACCGGGCTGTGGGAACTACTGGACTTTGTGTCCGGCGGTGAGTTCTGACCACGCACCACTGTCGGTGGAATAATAGACGCGTTCAATGTTCGACTCTGTGATGGCCAGTTGGCACACAGGGCACGGACGCGCCATGCACAACTCACCACGACGATTCACCCTTCCAACAACCAACGTATCACACGACACAGCATCTGGCTTAAGCAACGCTCTTAGCTCCGCATGGAGCGATACTCTGTAGGGCTGACCGACCTGCTCTGCGAGGCGTGACTGGACAGGGTGCGTCTTGCCCCACACATTGGTGCTCCGTACAACGATACGGCCTTTGCGAAGCAAGACGCATCCGACTCGCCAGCGCGAATCGATGGAAAGTGCGAGGTCGGTTACGGCTTTGGCTACGTGTCTACTCACCACCGGCATCAGTCAATAATCCCTGCCATACGCATACAGATCTCACCCCACTCAAGGATGTCACGTCCCTTGAAGTATTTGGACGTGGGGACCTCCCTATCCAGTACCCTTTCGCCCGTATCCAGGCGTTCCATGCGCAAATAACCATACGACTCGGTCTGCGCTAGCACATAGCAACGATACGTATCATCAAGGGTGTTTTCCCAGAGGACGTTAGGGTTCATGGCGGTGTTCTCCAACTAGAAATGCTTTCAACAGAATAGCAGCAGTGACGCAACCGATCAACAAAACACCCATATTGTGTTGAAAGCTTTTAAGGACGACACATCCCATCATAGCACCCTGTCCCCATGCTTCTGGAGATCGAGAACCAACTTCATAGGCGGGTGCACAGCACGCTCGGGCAGAGTGCTGTGGTGCTACGGCTTGCCGAGCAGCTCGATGACTCCGGGCGCGTGGCCGAG